TGCCAGTTTTTGCGAGTGTCATAGGTTTTTTGTGATGTGGACCCAATGTTAGCATTTCAATATATGATTATCTATAAACTTAATGTTTTCTTTGGGATCGTGTTACGGTTCTTAATTAATTTCTTTGTGATAAAGTCTCCAATCTTGCTCATCAAACTCACTTAGGTGCCTCTGCATCATAATCATTCCATCCACATTACAAGCATATAGAGTTGAATTGTGGTGGCAAGAGGTCCAGGTAAGCATTAGGTAATCATAAAGATCGGGATGTTTTTCCTTATGTGGTTCTACAAGATCAATCAGTTCTCGTAGCATTTCCCGACTCATTAGGCGTTTCATTATTTCTTTCCAAGAAAGAGTCAAGTGTATCTAGATCATTTTTCAAATCTCTGTCACGTTTCTTATCGTGATAATATGACCAGAGAGCATTATGGACATCCATTAGATTGTCAATCCAGAACCCAGTAGGATAGACACCCAGAGCATCTTGAAGACCACGATGACTCGTTCCTTCACTTTCTGCCTTACACATAAGGTAGCAGATTGCTTGAAGCATATCAAGTTTATCAGATTCAGAAAGCATAAAATACTTTCCTACTGCTCTTTCTAGATCTTCTTGATGTTTTTTCTGAAGTTCTTTGAAAGCATCAGAATTCCACCATTCTTGTAGTGTTTTACCAAATTCGTTAGGTTCAGTCATCTTTACCAAAGATAGTGCCAAAGAAACCAGAGTCACCTGGTTTACGATTTTCTAGTTTATCTAGAATCGCATCAGTGCTTTGAAGTGATTCAATACGACTGATAAGATCAGCGATTACACTACAGACCATCGGGCGTTCTTGACGGGCAGCGTATGCTAGGGCATTACGTAGTGCTCCTTCCGCTTCTTTCAGGGATTCTTCAACAGATTGTGATAGTGCCATACTTCAGGGTTTTCTAAATCTTTACAACGGGGATAATAGATGCCATCTTTATAACAAGCATCTTTGGGGTCTTGTTTATCATATTTTAGCACAACATCAGGCGGTTGTCTAACATTACAGAGTTCTCCCTGCATTTTCATAAAATTATCAAAACAAAGTCCTGCGACAAATGGAGCGATAAATTCAAGACCATACATCACTTAAAACCTATACCTTTCAGTGTGTTTTTCCAAGAGATAAGACCCATCACCTTGATCCACCCACTCAATAAGATCACCTTCTTTTAGATTTGCTGCTTCCAGAAGATCATCGGGGAAAGTTACAAAGTATTCAGCACTTGGTCCATCTACTTCAACAGGAAGAACCCACTTTTTAACTTTATCCTGTTTCACCACAACTTTCTCATCAGATCCTACTTTGCGTTTGGTGACTGTCTTTCCACCATCTGGAGACTCATAGATCCACCCTTCTTCACACTTCAAACGACTTGGATCATTTCTGGATACTTCTGAATCTGGTGTCCACTCATATCCACCTGCTTCACGAATTGCTTCAAGTTCTTTGGAGAGACTTGAATTGTATTCCTCTGGATAATAATTCTCTTCCCAAAAATCATTCCAAGCATTTTGACACTCTAATGATGGGTTATCTTTATCGCATTGGAGGATTGAGGAATCTTTTACAGGACGATGACCACTCAGCAATTCTAGAAGTCCAGAGGCACGACTAATACAATCTTTATGGTAATAATAATCTTCACGAACTGCTTCACGAATCGCAGAATAGATTTCATGCGGTGAAGCATCACTATTCATCGCATCGTGAACCCACTCTTGGAGTTTTTCAAGTGAATACTTTTTATAATCAAAATCAGAGGTCATTGAGATAATCTTTGATTGCTTGCTCCATAATAACCTGGATTTCCTTGCTTGTCAACCCATTCAACCACTTCCAATTTGGGTCTTGTGGATCCCAGTCCATTGAGAATGACCCATCTTCATTTTGTGATATTTTGAGAGTATCTTCAGACATCGCTCAAATCAGCAGTGTCCCATTCACTTCTTTCAGTCTTACGAAGTGTTTTAATTTCTTTGTACATTCTCTTGATTTCTTGAAATGCGTGTTCAGGAGAAAGTTTATCACTAATTTCAAGACCAGCAATCAGTGCGACTCTATCACCAAAAGTAGCAAGTGCTTTTTCGTAAGGAGTTAGATTTTCATACATCGTAATTAATCCTACAGTGTTCGGCAAGAATATCTATACGAGCGTCAAGAGAATTCTCAAGACGGTAAAGTTCATTAGTCAGTTCTACATTCTCTTCTTCTAGTTTAATGACTCTATTTTCAAGTTCAACTAAACGATCATAAACATCATCTACAGGAGTATTCTGTTGAAGACCCCATTTTTTATGAAACCAATAAGGATCGGTCATAATCATAATACATTTACCTCTTTTAAATAATTTCGGTATCGCATAAAGCGATTCCAGTTTGGTTGCCCAGGAACATTTAACTGATGGCAGATTTCACAATAACAGAGCCACTCATACCAAGGAGTTGTAGGATCTAATACGTGATAGGGATAATCAGAGTTTTCCACCTACTTCCGACTCATAAGTTTTGGATTCAGCGAAACCTTCCTGCCGTCCTTTAAGATAAAAATGTGTCGCTGAGATACATTGCTGTTCAGTGAGAGACGTGATAAGTCCATTGCCATCCTTATCAGTGGAATACCAGAGTCCATACTTTTTTTGCTCAACGTAGAAGACATCATCAATTAGTTTCTTTTCCATTCTTTAAATCGGGATGGGGAGCATAGAGTGGACCTTGATAGTTTCCTGCGTGAAAGTTTTTAAGTGCTTCGGCAACTTCGGGCGTTTCTTCCCAATTCCACTCATTACCATTCTTATCGGTAAAAGTTCTTAAAGTCATTTTATTCCTCGTACTTGTAACTTAACTTGATGTCTTTCTTTTTCAGTTTGTAGCGGTCAATGTGTTTTTTACGGTGGTCTTCAGATTGAAAATAGCACTTGCGAGTTTCATTTCCATCTTTGTAAACCAACTTCCACGGAAACTGATCAAAGGGAAATTCTTCGGTGTAGTCCATCAGGTAGGTTGTTCAACACGTTGAGTATACACGGAATCAAATAGTTCGTCAAGTATCTCACCACACTCGTGATACTCTTTGCTATCAAGAATGGTCTTCTCAAACTGATAACGACGAACAGCAGTAAAAATAAGTTTATATTGTTCAGGGGTAAAGTTCATCACATTTCTCCAAGGGTATGAATTACAGGTTTTTCGTGTGCTAGGATGCGGTAAAGGTCTTCGTTCTGTGCTGCTGATATGGGAATGAACTCCGTCTTATCATCAAACTCATCATCACGAATTGCTTGGTTAATTACAATAGATCCTTCCTCTCCTGACCAAGAACGATGATATGTTCTTTGAGGAATGACGAGAGCACCAGAGCTACGATTAAGATGAACGATGTGATAAGGATACCTCCAGTCAGGATTTACAAGTTCAAATGTGCGAATACCAGACAGAACACGATTGTGGTCAATCTGATGGTAATGAATGTAAAACTGCTTTGCTCCTACAATATCATCAGGAGGAGAAATAGCAGGTCCTTCATGAACTACAAGATCAGATGCATTAGACCCATCTACAGAAATATCATAGAAGACAACAGCTTCAGTCTCACGGAATACTCTGTGTTTCTTAAAAGTTACTTCGCTCATTAGTCGTAAAGGTTTTGCTCCTGTTGTATTCTATCTAGGTAGTGGTAAATTGTTGCTCTTGAGTATTGAAACTCTTCAAATCTTTGTGGTTTTTTCTTTTCCATCTTGGTGAGCATATTCACCCAATCATAATGACTATTCACCACCCATCCATAGTGATGGTCCTCACATACCAATTTAAACATCATTTGAACCCCTTGCTTTTCTTTTTATCTAATACTTCAATATGACTCAAAAAGTTTCCACCACGTTGAAACCAAGTGAGTTGGACATCTTCATAATTATCAAAGATGACCTCTTTACCATCTTCAAAGATAACCTTATAATCGTGGCGATCATAAGGTTTATCACAAGTTTGTTTAAACGTTTGAGTCATTTTAGGTATTGTGGTTTTTCAGTGTCAAAGGTTGTCCACTTTGCTATATTAAGACACATCAGCAAAGTTTGGTGTTCACGCTGATACAATTCCCAGTTTTGTGTTTGTTTCGCAGCATACCGACGACGATAAGCACATTTCCAAACATCATAGAATATTTTATCCTTTTCAGTCATCATCCCAAGGTGCTTTACGATTCATAAGTTCTTTGATTCTTTCCACCACAGCAGGATCTGGTGGTTCATTGATCATTCGCACAAGTTCATCATAATCTTCTACTGATAGAGTAATCTTTGGTAGTTCTTGTGCTAATCTCAACTTACGTTCTGGACTGATAGTTAGATTGTAAGGGTCATCATAAGGATAGATATACTCCTGAAACCATCCAATACTCAAACTCTCCCAGAACTCACCATAACCCCATTCATCACCGTCATTATAACAGTCAAGAATATACAGGACATTACGGAAACCATCAAGGAAAAGTTCCCATTTTGTTGGGTTTTCAAATCTCACGGCGTTTCATCACTCCAATAATAACGTAGTTTATCACCATCGGCGTGAATATTCAAGTGGTAAATCTTTTTGTCTTGTGTGTAAATGCCCACCCACAGGCTGCGTTCGTTCATACTTTCCAGGTGAAACATTTCCACCTCTTCCAGCACAATTTCATCAGGGTTTTCAGTTCTACTCATCTCTCAAACTATCCAACACTTGAAGAATAAAAGCAATCGAGTTAGCATACTCTCGTCCATCTTGCCCTCCCATTACAATATAGGCAATCTCTTTTTCGGCAAGTTCAATTCTCTCATTTCTGGTGAGTTCTTGTAGTGTAGGACGATACCAATTACCATTTTCGTCTTGTTTGAAACCAGCATTTAGTTTCTCACGACGCTCAGCTTCCTCAAACATTTCATCAGGGTATGGTTCGCAATCCATTGTTTTTTTTACCTCAAGTTTAATTTCAGGGGCTTTGGTTCCAAGAGTACCAGTTCCAAGAGTTGGAGAAGGAATACGGGATGTTTCCTTACCATTTGTATAAAAAATTAAGTCCTTATCCTTATTCATAAGTTCTCTCAACCTCTGTTTGCCGTATTCTGTGAGTTCGTGTTTTTTGTTGCGGAGTTCTTCTACTTCATCTTGGGTGAGATTGACCCACGGCATATCATCGTTCATTTAGTTTTGCCTCCAATTCAGCAATCTTCAGGTAGAGTTCCTCCAAGTGTGATGTAAGTTTATAAATGTTTACTTTATCAATCTCATAACACCCACTATCATCGGTGAGGTCTCCAAAGATAGTTCTCCAATTGTCGGTGCGTTCAGTCATCGCAGTTTCTCCCGCATAAGTTTCAGGCACTCATTCCATTTGTAAGAGTTGGTGTCGTGTTCTTTGGGCAACCATTCCTCAACGGCATCCACAATCTCATCGGTGCAGTCAATACTATACCCCAAGTCATCCCGTATAATATCCCAGAGTTTTCTAGTCATAACACCCCGTATCGTCAAGTTTTGGAGAACATCTCCCAGTATTATAACCCGTCAAGAAGGCAGAATGCAACCACTTGGTCATCAAATCCTTACGAGTATTCACATCTTCTAATTCGCAATCACCAAAGAACCATTCACAACGGAATGTAAAATTACCATACTCTCCGTTGAACCATTCCTGAAATGCGACTTCGGCAGTATCTTCCCATTCCCAATCTGATGTAGGATGCGTCATAGATCTAATGGTTGTTGTGGGTCTTGATACCAGAACTCTTTATATGTGATCCACTTTTCTACATCAGTTTCCATCTGTGCTAACCAGTGAATACCATTTACATCAATCGCATCAAGATAATGAATACCTGTCTTGGGGCAGATTACTCTGGATACTTGTGTGAATTTTACTCGTTCAGTCATCACCAACTCCCATACTTGTCTTCAAGTTCTTTCACCCGTTCCATAAAACCATCCTCTCCGTGATCACCAGCATACAACCTATCAATATGATACATCACATCAGACAACTTGTGAAGATAATGCACCTGTTCTTTCAGATACTCTATGGTTTCTTGGGAGTAATTCTTCACATAACCATACTCATCCTCTTTGTTATTGTTGAGGATTTCTTCTTCCAAGTCCCTAGCAAATTGGGAGACCTGAAAATAGCAGTAGTCTCCAAAGTGTCCGCCGCTCATTCTTCTTCCTCCTCATAAGGGAACATAGCATCATACTCTTCATCAGTCAGAGTAAGATACTGAACATCAGCATCTTTGTGTTCTTCGGCATACACTAACTGATAGTGAGCAAAGTTACTTTCAGAAGTGCTGGCGTATTCTAAAAGACCATCAACAAAGCATAGGTAGTTCATTCAAGCACCTCCCAGTGTGCGTCAGATTTATCACCAAAACGATTAACACCAGTTCGTGTGCTGACCCAGAAGAAGTATTTGCGGTTTTCTGATGCCAAGAATAACTCACCACCAGTGTCCTGCTCTACAATACAAATAGGATTGTTGTCCATAATGTTAGCTAGACGGTTCTTCGCCTTGCTGCTTTTGGGTTTTACGGTTACTTTTCTCATTTTGGATCTCAAGTTTCAGTTTGCGAATACCAGTAATAAAGTAAGCAAAATCACGGGATTCAGTCACCCGCTTTTCTTCACCACAGACACCACACTTACCATTCCATACAGATGAACAACCTACGGAATAAACACCGTATTTTTGCCCACAATCCATACAGGTTGTGCCTGCTTGTTCAAGGCGTTTGAGTAGTGCCTTCTTCTCTTTGAGAGTCATCGGAGATGGAAAGTCCATAGGGGTTGTTGTCTGTGAGGTAATCATACAGCATCTGGGCGAACCCATAGTGGGGTCTTGTGCCAGTTTCAATACTGGTCGATGTGGCAACAGACCACATAATGTCCAGATTAAATTTATCAGGCATCTCCTTCATCTTCTAACTCCTCATCCAAATTCACACCATCTAATACTTCATCTGACCATTCTAAAATACTTTCCCTGACTTCTTCCCAAGTATATGTTTTTTCTTTACCAGTTTCAATATCCTCTACCATTTGTAGAAGATATTCAAGAAACTCTTTGGGATAAACATCATCATCATTCAGACCTACCCAGAACCATTCAATACATTCTTGTTCTGGGTCTTCTACTGTTTTCGGTAGAGCATAATTCTCATAGTTTGATGTCATTAGGTCAGCCCAGATTCTGAAGTTATGACGAATAGTTTGCCATCCAGTCATCCAACAATGACCAATCCAATACTCCCACCAGTTCAGAGTGGTTTTCATTTTTTCAGTTCCTTTAACTGCTTTGCTAAACATCAGCACTCATCCATTCCAAGATAATCAATATCTTTTTCATCTACTTCCTTCATATAATCCCAGTTCCAAGTTCTGGAAAACACATCAATATCAAATCCAAACTTATATGCCCAGAAGAGAATGCCCAATAGACCATTACTTCCCATTGTAATCTGAAGATAAGGTGAAGAAGGGAAGTCATTCCAACTTATAGAAAACTGAAACAAACTCCATCGTTTAATATTAACAACTTGGACATAAACTTCGTGTCCAAAGTCATAGCGGTGTTTAAATTTAATCAGGCTCATTGTTTTCCTCAAAGTCAAACCATTCATACAGAGAGTTCATCGCACCATCCACTACACAATCAACCACAGCATCCTCGTGTGGATTCTCTACGTGTTTATGAGCACGGTTGTATCCATAACGGACACCTTCTTCAAGTGCCATTTCAAGAACTTTACGAAAGTTGGGTTTCATATCAATAAGGAAGAGATTTCAGACCATCCAGAACTTCTTGAAAGCGTTCGGCACGACTTTTGTGGTGCTCTACATTCTCTTCAAGCACACCAACAATATCGTCCAGAACAACATCCAGAGACGCATCAGTATCAAAGTATTGCTGGATTGCTTCGGCAAGATACCGCCGCCGACTCCATTCCATACTATAGGGTTTGTAGTCCATAACAATGGGTGTATATGGGTGTATATGGGTGTATTATAGGGTGTTTAGGATCTTTTGTCAATCCCTTGTTCGCCAGTCGGTTTCATCTTCATCACGCTTAAACCAATCGTGTAGTTCATCAGGACTATCAAAACCACGACGACCAAATCTTTCGTGTCCTAGACCACCAATATCCATTGAGTTCAAGAAGTCATCCATTTCATCCATATTAGGATTTTCTGCTCTTCTTCTTGCCTGACGGAGTATTGTAGCGGCAGAACGATTTGCTTTCGCAAGTTTTTCTGCCCATATGATGTCGGATAAACTCACTTCTTCGTGAAGAACAATCTTCTCACAGATTGCTTCAAGCCTCAACCGATACTGCGTAGAGAGCATAAGAATTACCAGATATAGGGTTATTTATTTTCGTATTCGTCCATCAACTCTTTAGCAAGTTTCATAGAACGACGATATATGAGATATTTGACGATCGGGTTTCTTGGATTATGAGTTATCCACCACCACTGACGTTGAATGTATGCTTTTGCTAACTTAAGCACATAATAAAAAGCAGCAGCGATACTTTCATCCGTTGAGATGAAGTATGCCACTACTGCGAATACGATAAACCAAGCGTAATAAGTCATCGTCTTATTGTTTTTAGATAGTCTAGCACGTGCTCACGAACTGACATGAGTTCATTGTAACATTTTTGGTTGTGAGCACATTGACGGAGCTCGTGGTCTGGTTTATGAACACTTTCAATAAACAGATCAAGACCACGATTCCATTTGACTTCAGCAGATTCTTCCATAATGTGTCTTATAGTTACATTATTTAACCAAGAAATTGATCCAGACTGGAGACCGATGCGCCTTTTGCGGACTTTTGAATGTAGGTTTTTGCGGACTTGTAGTTGTTTGCCAAGTGAACCTGCTGCCCATTGTGAATGATGATAAACTTCTTGCCATATGGGACTGCTGCCCACATTCCATCCTTAGTCACATAACCTTGGGGATCTTTTGGTTTTGGATTTAAGATTCCTGGACGATCAACAAAAGGTTTCTGAAAGTTTTCGCTCATCCGAATACAGCAGTCACACCAACAACTTTAGCACTTGGGTTACGTGCCAGAGCAGTCCGCTTGGCATCATCATAATCACGTGCCTCAACGATCTCATCAAAAACTTTGCC